AGCCCCCAAAATTAATTGAGGGCTTTTCGGTAGTTTAATTCTTAATTAATTAAGAAGCAACCTTAACGTTCTTTACAACTACCCAAGCATCTGCCTGCTCGATTTGAACGCCAACACGAGTATACATTGTGTACTCGATTGAGTCCTTACGTGGCCAGAAGAATCGGTAAACAGTAACATCACGCTTGATACCAACAACAACGTTATTTGGGAATGTCAAGTGAATATCACCATGTGAACCCGATGGGCTTGAATATGTACCTGTCTGTGTCTCAGGAAGAAGTGGAACTTCAACGATTGGAATACCAAATGCGTATGGAGCTACATATCCTGCTGGACCTCCAAGAACTGGAACATCACCACGGATGATGCCTGAAGCAATATCCTGTGGAGTAACGTTCTGAATGTTCTGTGAGTTAGAGTATAGGTAATCCTGGATCAAGTTTGAACCAGAAAGGAAGCGAAGGTCTGTACGACGTTGCTTGTACTTACGTGGAAGAGCCTTAAGTGCTGAGTTAAATACTGCACGAGAAATTCCCGCACCTGCTGCATCGACAACGTGACCGTTTGTCTTTGCTTTTTTAACTACACCATCAAAAGACTTGTATAGTGCATCGCTTGAAAGTGATGTATCACCGTTAAGAATAACATCTTCAATGTCATTTCCTGCCTGTGTTGCCATCATACGTGCAATGTGATCTTCTAGATCTGCACCTTCAATGTTGTCTTCTAGAGACTCTGTTGAAAGTTCCCAATCCATGCGAAGTTTCTTAGTTGTTAGAGAAATTTTTGAGAAAGTAACACCGCTATTAACAGCTGTGTTTTCGCCTTCTGATGCAAGCTTTACAAGCTTCTCACCAATAGACATACGATCAATTTCTGTTGTATCAGCTTTCATTCGGACAGTACGTGCAACCTTACCAATTACGGTAGCATCGAACATGTAGTCCAAGAATCTCGCTGATTGTTCTGGGTTAAGGAGACCGCCGTTACCATTTTCTGATGCGACGTGAACGCCCGAACCACCTGCTGAAGAACCGAAACCAGTTGATACTGTTGTACCAGCTGCTGCGGCCTTTTCTAATAATTCATTACTCATTTTTTATTTCACCTACCTTATTTTAGTTAAAGATTTCATTTACGGAACCGAGGAAAGCTCCAGACCATTTTGATTTTGATTTGGTAAATACCTCAGACCCGCCAAGGTCAGAGGACTTCTTAATTGCAGTATCGCCTTCTACGGCATCAATCTGCTTTTGAACACCTTGAATGGTGCCCTTTATTTCTACTACAGCTGCATTAAGTGCGCTGTGTTTTTCTGCCAATTCAGAAATTCTAGCATCCACACTCTTGCTAAATGCTTCTACAGATGCTTTAATATCTGCAACTTGTGCTGCATTTGCTTCTGTTGCTTTTGTAAGTGTTTCTGCGAAAAAGCCTTTTAGATCGCCTAACATTTTTGCAAAATCAGGTTCATCAACCTTTTGTGCTTCGGCTGCTTTTTCAACGTTATCGGCAGAGGTATCTTTTGTTACAATGTCTGTAACGTCAGATGCTTTGTCAAAAACATTGACATTTGATTCGTCGTTGGATTCAGCTTGTGCTGGTTCAGCAACTACATCAACTTCTGGAGTAACTTCAACATTTGCTTCTACTGTTGCTTCCGCAACAACTTCAGCTGCTTTGTCTACATTAATTGTTTCCATGTCATTACCTCCTTCTACGTTTGCCTGTTTTGCTAATTGTGTTTCAGGCAACGGTAATCTTGACTTCTTGAATGAAGCAAGAATTCTATCTATTTCTTTTGCTTTGTTCATATCTGAACTTTCTACCCAACCAATTAAAGTTGCTGGTTTTCCAGAGATTGGCGAATCAAAAGTTTTTTCTGCTGACATAAAAACAGAATCACTTTCTTCGCAATAAAAAATATTTTCTGTTACAACATTTGTTGCAAGACCTTTATAAATTAATTTACCGCCTACTTTTTCAATAGACAAAATATTACATAATTCATTTGCTGGTGAGTCGAC